GCCCTTCTTGTACAGGGTGGAGTATGACGAATGGAGCCGGAAGATATACGATGGTGTAGTAAATGCTGGACGCCGAGCACCCGCCCGCGCATAACCTTTAACGAGAAGGGCGTATGTAACGCCTGCGCATGGTCTGAGGAGAAGAAGGCAATCAACTGGCTTGAGCGGGAGAATTACTTTGCAACGCTCTGCGATAAGTACCGGCGAAAGGGCGAGCCGGACTGTATAGTGCCCTGGTCGGGCGGTAAGGACAGCATTTACGTAGCCTATAAGATGCGGGACGAGTTCGGGATGACCCCGCTCTTAGTAACCGTTCTGCCTCACCTTGAAACGGAGATCGGAGAATGGAACAGGAAGAATACTTGTCCAGGTTTCGAGAAGATGGAAATAAACCTTAAAGAGGACAAGTACAGGTCTCTGGCGAAGAAATACTTTATCGAACAGGGCCGTCCTAAGCATCCCTGGGAGACTGCCGTATCCGCCGTGGTAATCAATCAGGCTTGGAAGATGAAGATTCCATTCATTATTTACGGTGAAGAGGGCGAGCAGGAATACGGCGGTTCGAGTGGAGAAAAAGACAGGTGGAAACATCCAGTCGATAAAAAGTACCTAACGGAATTCTACTGGCAGCACAAGCTCGACTGGGAAATCCCGCCGGACAACGAGTTAGAGAAGATATTCTTTACTCAATACAGTCGGTTCGAGAATTGGAGTCCGACGAAGCACGCTGATTTTGCAATAGCGAAGGGAATGAGAACGAAACCCGTGCGCAGCGTGGGTACGTTTAGTTGTTGGTCGCAAATTTCAGACTGGCTACAGGGGTTGCATACTTATTTAATGCTGCTCAAATTTGGTTTTGGGCGGTGTACTTCCGATATTTCGATAGCCATCCGCGAAGGATGGAAATCGCGGAGTGAAGGTTTGGAATTGATTGAGGCATACGATGGGGAATTCGATAACGAACATCTTAATAATTTTCTCGAGTATTTCGAGATGGATAAGAGAGAATTCGATGAGACGTTGGCGAAGTACGCCGGTGGAGAGTTATTGGAGCGGGCGGGAGCGTTCGGTTCGGATACGGGGCACATCTGGTATTTGCAGGCTTGGGTCGCCAAGCTGCGCCGCAGGGACACTAAGAACGAATTAACCAGCCCGGAAAGGTTTGACGTGAGGTGAAAAATGAAAATGATGACGACGGCGGCAGTTGTGGAACGGCTCAAAAAAACAAAAAACGTTGCTCGAATTGACGTCCGGTTTTTGCGCCTGCATAAATTGTATCGTCCCGTTACGTTCGGGTTGGCTTTAAGGGGATTTCCGGAGTTGCAACTCCCTCATTACGCGGTGCACCAATGGGACTATGACATGGCCCGTTTCAACGTTTTTGAGCTAGGAATAAGGTCGTACACCAGACGTCTTAGGGATTGCCCTCATTGTGGAACGCTTTATTATGATACGGCGGCAAAAGACTATGACGTTCGGTTTGCGAATAACGTGAAAACGTGGCCTAATGAAATACGCGAGATGTTAGAGTTGTCCATAAGTAATAAAACTCAGGTATCTAAGTACGGCGGAACTAATGGCCCATCGTGGACCATTAGATTGTGCCTTAAAACAATTATACCAGAGATTGTTCAGGAAACGCTTTTGACGCTTGAACGGAAGAAGTATCCGTTTGTTGCCGTAGTTCAAGAAGCAGATTGGGCGGAAGCTAGAGTGGAGTTACGCGGTGATCCGTTATTGGTGGCCATGGATACGGAAGGCAATTTTTGGCTTTTGGCTGCTTTCCACTTATCGAATGGAGAACATTACGTTGCCTCAGAATTTACCGGAAAGGTTTGATGTAAGATGAGAATGCCCATCGAAGCGTCGTGTATTCAAATCATTGTGAATAACGTCTGCGAGCACGATTGTTGCCACTGCTCACAGCTTATCGGCCATCAGGGTAATCATTACCAAATGACGCTGGACTATTGTGAGCAAGCGCTTGTTTCCTTGCAAGGCCATCCAGGGAGCGTCGGCTTCTTCGGGGGCAATTCGTTACTGCATCCGCAATTTCCCGAATTGTGCGAATTGCTGCGCAAGTATCGGCCAGTAAAGGCCCGCAGGGAACTATGGTGCAGTGGAGCGAACTACGACAAATACAAAGAGATAATTGATGAGACTTTCTATCCTGAATTGGTGGCCTACAATGATCACAAAGACGGCCAGGACTGCTGGCATCAGCCGGTGTTGATAGCGCCTAATGAGGTTTTTGAAGATAAGGAATTGATGTGGCGGGTGATAGACAATTGCTGGGTGAACCTTAGATGGTCTGCCGCCGTTACTCCGCTTGGCGCCTTTTTCTGCGAGATAGCCTCGGCGATAGCGTGGCTGCTGAAAGAGAGTATTGGCATACCCGTTAAGCCGGGCTGGTGGCGGGAAGAGGAAAGTGATTGGTACTTTCAGCGAGGAACTATTTGCCCCTTATGCTCCGCCTGCCTGCCTATGCCGATGGTGGCCAACGATAAACAGGACTACGACGATATATCGGCGGGTAACTTGGATAGGATTATCGGTGTTTCGCCGAGATGTATTAAGGGTAAGTACAAGATTTTCAATACGGACAATCTTAGGGACTATTACAAGGGCCACACCTTCGAGCCGGAGACCGAATTCGAGAAGCGGGGCTGGTTCAAAGACTTTCCATTTTGGAAACCGAACAGATATAGAAATGTGGTGCGCCATTCGCCCGATGATAAAGACAATTCCAAAGACTAAGATATGTAAGGGATGTTACAGAAATTTACCTTTACAAAAGTTTTCTAAGCAAAAGAGTGGAAAGTATGGGTATCACTCTCGGTGTAAGGAATGTATAAGTGAAGAAAACTGCATATATAAACAGAGACCAGAGGTAAGAGAAAGAATAGAGAGGTAGTGAAGCATGCGCCGCAAACCGAAACAAAGTGATTCTCGTTTAGCCGCTTACGACGCCGAATTTCGGGCGGCGACGAATATGGCTCTCGATTACTGGTCGTTCATGGCCGCCCCCGAACAGGTGGATGAGCGACGAAAAGCGATGGAAACAAGAGAGTTGGCGAGGTTAAAAAACTGCTTTGAGACCACATAGAAAATGGCCGGACAATGACGTGTAAAGAAACTGCGAAACAATGCTTGGCGGACGCCACATGGCCGCCCCCGAACAGGTTGCCGATGCAAATTTATTACAGGGGCGTTCCTATCGAGGAATTTGATAAAGAAGACCTTATTAAAATTGTTGCCTTATGCCTGGAGCAATTAAAGTGCATGGAAACAAGAGAGTTGGCGAGGTTAAAAAACTGCTTTGAGACCACATAGAAAATGGCATCTTGTAATTCTTGACCGACTAATCACTGCGTTCCTCTTTTGTTGGTACAGTGTTGCGGACAAGGTGCGCCTGCGCCTTGCCCGCAGGCATTATGAATATCAATACTACCCGGAGAACGCACCGAAACATTTTAAGGCGACTCCGCTTGTCTCTATTATAATGCCCACGATAGGACGGAACGCGACTGAGGCGATAGATTCCGTTCTTGCGCAGACTCATAAGAATTGGGAATTGATAATTGTGGGCGACGGCGCGCCACCGTATCCGGCGTCTAATATCGGCGACGGTAGGATTAAATGGTATTGGATCGAAAAGGTTCGTCACTACCCCGACCATCCGTTTTATCAATGGCTTTCCGGGCCGTGTAGGGCGATAAACTACGGGCTATCCAGGTTGCGGGGGGATTGGATAGCCCGAATTGACGACGACGATGTCTGGCATCCGAGACATCTTGAATGGGCGCTGGAAGCGGCGACTAAATATGATTATGAGTTCGTATCGTTTCCCATTGACTTAAATGGCCGACAGCCAATACCGGACGTTCATTGCGGGCAAGCCGTTGGCGCAGTTCAGTCGTGGCTGTATCGCGGTTATCTGAGATACTTTGAGACGAATCTTCATTGCTGGCGCAAAAGGCGGAACGCGGTGAACGATATAGACCTTTCGGAGCGAATGGCGCGGGCCGGTGTGAAAATAACGTTTATTTGCGGGTCTGACACGGAGTCGCACGCGATTATTAAGCCGAGACTGGGCCTAACGGAAGTAGGAATTAAGGGATGGTTGCAAGAGGGAGAGCAAAATGCGCGGGGGCAAGAGTTTTCTGGCGGTGATACCGGCCAGGGGCGGCAGCAAGGGAATCCCGAACAAGAACGTTAAGGACTTTTGCGGCAAGCCGCTAATTCAGTGGTCTATCGAGGCCGCAAAAGATAGCGGCGTATTCGACCGGATAATAGTCAACAGTGATTCCGATAAGATACTGGCCGTGGCCGCTAAGTGCGGCGCGGACGTTCAGCCGCGACCTGCTGAATTGGCTTCGGACACGTCGCTGGTGGCGGACGTTATGGTGAATTCACTGCTTAGGCTCGGCGAAAAGTATGATTACGTTCAGTTGATTCAGGCTACGAGTCCTGGGCTAAGACCCGCACAGATACAGGGTGCGGCGAGAATGATTCAGGGCCAGCCGCCGTTTGAGAATTGGAAAGATAGAAACGCCGATATGGTTGTCGGGGTTCACAAGTATAAAGACCCGACGATAGTAGTCAAGGAGCTGCCGAATGATTTATGTTTGAAGGGTTGGTATCCTAAGCAGTTTAAGGACAAGAACAGGCAGGACTTACCGCCCGCGTACCGGATAAACGGGTACATCTACCTTGCCAAGTGGGATGTCTGGGTGAACCGCAAAGACTATTGGAAAACGAACGTTTACGCCTATATCTGTGATGAGCACGATGATATTGACATTGATACCAAATGGGATTGGGACGTTGCCGAGGCCCGATTCCGGGCGGCGGGCAAACATAGACTTTCGAGGTGGGAAATATGCAAAAGATTGCTAAAGAGGCTGGCAAGTTAAGCAGTTTTGCCGGCATTTATCGCAAGTGCAATTCCGGCACAATGGCGGACAAGCTGGCGAATCCAATAGACTTCCCTCGCCTGATAGATATTGAATTGACTAATCAGTGTAATCTTCATTGTGCTATGTGCCCGACTGGGCAGGGCATAGTCAAGAGGCCGAAAGGATTGATGTCCGCCAATTTGTTTGGGTTGATTCTCAAGGAGGCTGCCAAGTACGGTGCGGCTTTGCGGTTTGTTCGGTGGGGGGAGCCATTCATACATCCGCAGTGCCTGGCCTTCTGTAAACTGGCGCGGCAAGTGAACGTGCCCGTCTGGATAAATACCAACGGGACGCTAATCGACGACGAGGCCATTGACCGGATAATCCACTTGAGATACGGCCCATCGACTATCAAGTTTTCCTTTCAGGGTGTTACTGCTGAGCAGTACAAAAAGTGGCGAGGAGAGGATAATTTCGAGAAGTTGTTTGAGACTGTCGGTGAAATATACAAAAAAAGGGGAGCGTTCAGGATGCCGTTCATACAGATAGGGAGTACGATAACCGATGAAAGTACAGCAAATGAAGTGGCGGAGTTTCGGCATTTTGCTGAAAAAATCGCCGACAAAGTTGAAATTAGCCGAACAAAGAAAATTGGATTCGACCCTTGCTCGATGGCGGAAAACTGTCCTGAAATCTTTGATAAAATGTCTATCAACTGGGACGGGACGGTAGTTGCCTGCTGTGCGGACTATGATAACGAGATGGTGGTCGGTGATTTGGCCAAGAGCAGTCTCAAGAATATCTGGGATTTCGGCCCGGAGTTAAGGGAAATACGAGCCGATTTAGCGGCTGGCCGGTGGAATAAGTATAGGCTATGCGGAGGGAACTGTTATGATGCGGGGAATAGTAAGGCCGACGAAGGCCAGGCTAAAGGCGTTTTTCAGTCAAGCGCAAAATGAACGGTTCTTGAAGAACCCGCCGGTTTACCGGCAGGGTACGTGCGACGTGCACTATATCCTTTTGGGCTACGGGCATCCGGTAATTGCCTACGGGTGGATTCGCGGATGGGACGAGAATTGGCCCGATAAATGCCTGGGTCTTCTCGTCCACCCCGAATGTCGGGGACGGGGTTATGGCGAGTTGACGTGCCGGTTCTTATTGCAGGCGGGCAAGGAACGGAATCTGGCTCGCGTGCGCCTGCACGTTGACCCCAAGAACGAGTTGGCTCTGAGTTTATATAAGAAGGTAGGTTTTGCTTTCGACGGTGCAAAAAGAGCGGACGGTGAGATGATAGGATTTTACTGTTATGAGTAATAAAGAATTGATAGATAGTTTGCGAGTAGCGCTTAAAAACACGAAATTTCGTCCCCCCGTAGCGTCAGGCGCGAAAATTGAGATTGACCGCCGGAAGATTAAGAAGGGTTCTTTTCCAAACTATGAGCGCGTACATAATAGCCGAAGCGGGTCTCGAAGCGAATGGCAGCACTAGTGCGGCTGCGCAGTTAATTTTTGCCGCGTCTTTCTCCGGTGCGGACTGCGTGAAGTTCCAGCTTTACAGCGAGGAGACCGCGAATAAGGTCGGCGGCCGTTTGCCCGCGTGCCGGTTGGACGTGGGGCAGTTTGAATATCTCAGAAAGTACACGGCCAAGTGTAATGGTATTGAATTTCTCTTATCTGCTTTTGATATGGAGAGTCTAAAACAGTGCAAACTATTGGGTTGTAAAGCCGTGAAGATACCATCCGTCTGCAACGAGAATTGGGATATGCTGCAATATGCGGATGACCATTTTGACGTCATATACGTCTCGTCGGGCTTGGCGGGGCTTATTGGCGTTCCAGCCAAGTGCCTAACCTTGCTTTGCACCTCTGTCTATCCCTGCCCGTTTGAGCAGGTGAATTTAAGGGCGATAACGAACTATGACGGCCTTTCCGATCATACGATAGGCTGGGAAGTGCCCATAGCGGCGGTTGCCATGGGCGCGATGATTATCGAAAAACACTTGACAATATCTCGTAGCACCGACGGCCCGGACGCCTGCTGCGCCCTTGAGCCGATGGAATTTGCCGATATGGTCTATCGTATCAGAAACGTCGAAAAGGCTATGGGCGACGGTATTAAGAAAATCGAGCCAGGGGAGATGGGATTACTCTGGCGGAAACAACTGGGGTGCACGAGACTTGAAGATGAGGAGTATGCCGAATGGCGAAAATCACTTTAGTGGCAGGTAGTCGTTCCGACTACGGACTCTTAGAGCCGCTTTTGGAATGGTTGCAAGACCATAATTGCGGCGGGGGGGATACGAACACCCTAATTCAGCTTTTCGGAGCTTCTACGGCCTCTGGGTGGCCTTCTCGATGCTTCCGGGGGGCAAGTCTAAGGGTTGTGGAATGTTTCACGGATTCCGATAGTCCTGAAGGGGTCTGCGCCTCTATGGGACTGGTTTGTATGAAACTGCCACAGATATTGAAAGAAGGCGCTTATGAAAAAGTTATCGTTCTGGGCGACCGTTATGAAATACTTAGTGTGGCTTGTTGTGCTTATACTCTTGGCATACCTATTTCTCATATCGAGGGCAGCGATACGACTTTAGGCTCGCTGGACAACGGATACCGAGCGGCCATAAGGTCTTTGGCCGCCGAGCATTACGACGTGGAGGAATACGGGTCTTTGGGTTGTGTATTCCCGCCCGACGGCAATGGCCAACACTATCCGGCTCTGGTTGTGTTGATTTATCATTCGCACAAAGGCGACTGGGAAAGCGAATTGCGGGCTATTCTTGATGCTGTTAAACCTTATCGAACAGCAGCTTTTGGGTCGAATAAAGATGCAGACGGCAGAAAAATAAATCGGATTCTTAAAGAAAATGGAATTATTCCTCTTGACAATCTACCGCGTATGCAATATATTAACATACTCAGAGACGCGGATTTCATTATCGGCAACAGCAGCAGTGGAATCATAGAAAGTGCTTCTCTTCACATTCCCGCTATAAATGTTGGGGATAGACAAAAAGGCAGAATGAGAGCCAAAAGCGTTATCCAAGCCGACGGAAGTGTGGAGAGTATTAAGCAAGCGATAGAAAAAATCAAAGACTTGCAAGACTTTGATTTTGAGAATCCGTATTTTAGACCTAATATTGTGGAGCGCATAGGCAAAGGGATTCTGGGTTATGCCTGAGACAAAGATTTGCTCCAAGTGTCATAAAAAGCAACCCATTACTTCATTTCCGAAACGGCCCAATAGGAAAGCCGGATTACACGGCCACTGTTACGAGTGCCGTAGAAAATCAACACATAATTGGTATTTGCGGAATAAGCAGCTGTGTGGACATTGTAACGCTTGTTTGGCTTGGTATGAGAACAAAAGAGTAATCGTAGAAAATTACTTACGGTAGAGAGGATCGGAAAAGGGATTTTGGGCCGCTGAAAAGCGGAGGGATATACGACTTCATCGTTTCCCCTTTTTCAAAGCGCAAGTAGTGGTGCGCACTGCTACTTGCGTCTTATTAAAACGCGGAGAGAAAAATGCCAAGTTTGCAACTTTCATTTTCGGAGCTTTACAACGCCGTTTCAAAGTACGCCGGCACGTATGGCTCGTCCGGCGTATCCGGTACGGACCTTACCGACGCTAAGGATATGGTAAACGCGGCGTACCGAAGACTTCTTCTTAGCCATAATTGGACTTTCTTAACGCCTACCCGCCAGATTTCGACGGTGTCCGGCACGTGGCAATATGAGTTGCCCGCCGACTTTGTACGGATAAAGAGCACGTTCAGGTACTCGTCCGCCGACGCCTACCCGCCCCTGCGGGAGCGAATGTATGAGCAGATAGAGGAGTTTCGCGCCGTTACCGATACTACGGGTTATCCGACTTATTTTGCTCTTGTTGCAGGCGAGCACGCGTCCGAAACGGGTCAGAAATGGATAGTTACGTTCTTTCCTACTCCTGATGCCGCTTATACCCTTTACTATTCTCCTGAGATTTGGCCCGCAAAGATGGTGAACGACAGTGATTTGCACATCGGCGGCCCGGACGTTTCGGAGGCTTTGAAAGAATTGGCAATCGCTCAGGCCGAAGCCGAATTGGACGAGCTTGCGCCTGACCAGTCCGTTCACGAGAAGAAGGCCAGTGGCCTGCTTATGCAGGCGGTAATGAAGGACAACGAGCGGAGGGCGCATAATTTAGGCTATAACAACGACGAGAATATGGGCGGGGTAATTGATATAACTCGCGAATACAGGTTAAATGAAGTGAATATGGTTGACTTCTAAGGAGTTTTCAAATGTCGAAAGGTAATTTAGCAGAGGAAATGGGCGGAATGATTCCGGGCTACGCCGCGAGTTCCGCGTTGAAGGTCATTTATCAGACTGAGAACGGTGTTGTGCTGGGTATATGCAGTCTGACGGCCTTTACTGCGCTGACCGTCGGCGCGGATGCGGGCACTTACGTCTTTGCGCCAAACTGTCTGATAATGTCCATTAACAGCGTAGCGGCCAATTCGGTGCGCCTGGTCTGGAATACTGGTATTGGCACTGCGCCCATTTTCACCGGCTTGGTGAGTTAAGGAGGGTACCGTGGCGGACGAACACAAATATTGGAATACGACCAGGGATACCGTTTCTAAACAGTGGGGGGTAGTGGTTATCTCCACTGACGCCGCCGCTTACGTTTCAAGCCAGCCGTGTAAGGAATGTTGGATTAAAACAAAAGCGGGCAGCAGCGTCTATGTAACCTTCGATACTACGGCTACCGCGACTAACGGATTCCCCCTAACCGCGAACAGCTCGATGAATATGGCGGAAATTGGGCCCCTGCCCATAAGTAACCTAAGCATAATTAACCTCTTTCCTGTGGCTCTTTGTACCGTGTACATTCTTTGGCGCGCATGAGTTAGACAGCGTTTCGATGACATTTGCGGCAAAGAGGAATGACGTTAAGAAGATTGATTTTATCATATCCGCGCCAATGATGGTAGTCCATTGCCTGTGCGTGGCAATCGAAACATCGTAAGGTTTTAGCCGGAGGTATTTTGTGAGTGGCTATAGCACGCATAACTGCATTTCGGGCGCGTCCTATTTGGGGAGTATAATTTTTGTGCCAGTAGTGGCGCGCTGTTTCCAAGCCTTTTTGGCTATGTCTGTAGCGGTGCGCCGCTTCCAAGCCTTTTTTGCTATGACTGTAGCGGCGGACGTTTTCGTAGACAATTTTTTTGCCCTGCGCAGTTTGCCTGTAGGTAGCCACCGAAGCATTAGCGCATCGTTTACACCAGCTTTTATAACCTGATGGGCGGTCTTTTTGAATATAAAATTCGGACAATGATTTGATTGTGTGGCAATGAGTACAAGTTCGTTTTTGCATAGGATTAAATTGTCTAATAAGCGTTGCGTTTTGTCAAGGGATTTTTGCTTATGAATATCGAATTGCCTTTTCCATTTTTGGGCTTAAATACGGGCGAGGCGGTCGATAAGCAGCCGCTCTACACTTCCGGGCACTTGAACAACGTGCGCCCTTACGACGTTATGGAGATACGCAAACGCGGCGGGCAGAGGCCCGGCCTGGATAAGAAATACTCCGAACAGATAGGGACACAGGGATTCCCCGTCGTGGCAATGACGGAAATTACAATGATAACTTGAAATGACAATTACTGCCATATCATATACCAGCACGGTAGCGGGAATCACGGCAACTCAGACAACCTGGGGGTCTGGGGGCTATTATGGGATGTCCTTCACACCCTTGTTCCCGGCAATGATTTCGTCTTTTGCGTTTCAGTTGCAAAGAAGCGCAAATGCCGAAGGCGATTTGCGAATTGATTTATGGTCGGCGATAGTATCAACGGGCTTGCCGGACGCTTTATTGGACTCGTCTTTTAATTCGGCTTATGTTAGTGGACTGCCGACGAGCCAGACTTTGGCTTATCAACCTTTTGCGTTTGCTACGGGTGTGCAACTTGCGGGGAATACTAAGTATGTAGCGACTGTGATTGCTTCATCGGTAGGCGCAGGCGAAGAGTTATTAGCGGGGATAGCGGGAAATTCCACTTATGATTACGGCGGCTCTGTTTATGCCGTTACTTCAAGCGGTACTTTTCTGGCCAATAGTAATATCGACTATTTCTTCGAGTTATGGGCTGCTACTATCGGCTCGAATACTTTTACAAACAATTATCCCGACGACCGCAAGAGAAGCGCGAAGCTCGTCGCCGCAGCGAATAGCAGTATCTATCTGGAATCGCCTGCGGGAACGATGGCTGAAATTACAGTTTCGCGGGGCGCTATTGATATAAACCTTCCTATTGACCTTATTGGCGCTTACCAGAAGGTTTTCGTAGTCAATGGCGATAATCAGAAGATAATCGACTTCGTTAATACTCGATGCTATACAACTGCGTTAGGAGCGAATCCGCCCGATGTTGGCAATGCTTTAACCGGCGGAACGAGCGGGGCGGCGATTGTCGTTGATTACGCGACGGATATAGGCGCTACGACCTCTCGGATTTACGGAGTCCCGCAGAATACGGCGGTCTTTACGGACGGAGAGACGATAACCGGCACAGACGACGACGGCAATGCAATATCGTTTGTACTCAATTCTGCGCTGGCCGCTACGAGCGTTCCTCACTTTTATGATTGGACTGTTTACGGGGCGAGCGCGACTTTCGGGACTTTTCCCACGAAGCCGACGCTTGGCTGTTTGTACCGGGGACGGATGGTCTTAGCGGGTACGCCTTACGACCCGCACCAGTGGTATATGAGCAGGCAGGGCAATCCCTTCGACTGGAATTACGTCTCCGCCGATTCTCAGAGTCCCATTGCGGGCAATGACGCCGACGTGGGTAAGGTAGGCGATATTATTCTGGCTTTGATTCCCCGCAAGGACGATTTCCTTATTGTTGGTTGCGCTAATTCTATGTGGGTTATTCGGGGCGATCCCGCCGAAGGCGGCTCGCTTGACCCGATAACTCTATCAACGGGTATTTTTGGGCCTAAGAGTTTCTGCTGGGACGCTGAGGATAATATCTATTGGTTCGGTTCGGGCGGGATATACAAACTCTCCACCGGCGGCGAGGATTGGGGCACGGTCGAAAACCTTACCGCTAAGAGTATTCCCAAACTGATAGACGACGAGACTATCGACCCTACTCAGCACAGAATTACAATGGGCTACGACCGTATTCGGCACGGAATCTTAGTCTGCATTACTAAGGTTGTGGACAACACCAATTCCGCTTACTGGCTCGACTTGCGCACGGGCGGGATATTTCCTGAGTCCTATCCGGCAAACTGCGCCCCGATTAGTATGATGTTCTATAACGCGGACGACGATGCTTACCGGAAATTATTGTTCGGGTGTGCGGACGGGTATATTCGCTCTTTCGACGATACTGCTAAAGTCGATGACGACGGTGCGACGGACGCGGCGATTAGCGCCTACGTTACGTTAGGCCCGATGCCTATGAACCAAGACCCTGAACTTGAAGGTAGGATGATCGGCGGGTTCGTTACCCTTGCCGGCGGCGCTTCCGGCGGGGCATTTGACGATACCGACGGCTGCCAGTTGAATTTTTATCGCGGTAACGACGCGGAGACTGTTCTTGAAGATATTAAGGACGGGGCAACGGCTTTCAATTCAGTAGCTTTTACGGGCACGGGCCGCAAGACGAAGATAAATACTAAGGTTAGAGGCAATTACATAGCAATTAAGGCTCAGACAATCGCGTCGAATCAGACGTGGAGTTTTGAAAAATTCGTAGCTAACGTTAAGCCCGTTAAGGGCAGAGTAGAATAAGGAGTTTATTATGACAGCCTCGTGGTTAGGTAGCGATACGAGCGTTTACTATGCAGACCTTGTAGATGCCATTACAGGCGCTCAAGAAGAAGAGCAGGGCAGATACCAGGCTGGCTTACAGCCTTACGAAGAGGCTGCTCAATACTATGAGCCTGGGGGCGAATACGCTCAGCAACAGCCGAGTTATCTTTACAGCAGCTTTATCCAGCCTTATGTAGGCGGTAGCGGCGGTGCGCTTCGGAATCTATTCTCGACTACTAAGGCGGGCCAGATAAGTATGAAGGCCGCTCAGGAGGCGGAACTTCAGCGCGGGCAAATGTATTCCTCGGCTCAGCAGGCACTTGGCGAGGCTACTCAGAGGTATCCGATGATGCCTACGTTTGGTACAATACCAGACGCAATAGCATCCGAGTATAAGGCTAACGAGCAGCAGATAGAATCAAGTGGGGGCGGCTACTCAAACCCTACGTCCCCCCCGTCGTCAGCGGGGGAAAATGGTGGGGGAGCGGGAACCGAAGCAGCTGGTAGCGATAGCGGTACTTCCGGCGGTGGCGGTGGTGGTAGTACTTCCGGCGGTGGTGGTAGTAGTCAAGGTGAGTCTGCCTTGTGGATGGATATTAGTGGCAATTTGTATTGGGGTAATTATGGACAAGGTTCTTTAGATATGATGACTTATGTGGGCGGTTGGGATCAGTTATCGCAATTTTCCGGCAGTAGTGCTCCGATTACTTACGTCGATCCGAATACGGGACAAACTCAGAATATTGCGATGAGTGATTTCGTAAACCTCGCGGAGCAGTGGCTTGACGAGGGCGCTTAATGACTCTCTCTAAGCTGCCAAACGAACAAGACCCGATAGCTATTAGGCAGGCCATCCAGCGCCTGAATAAGCGGCTCGGCCAGCAGGCAATACCGACCTTTGCCGGAATATCCGTTACGGGCGGCTTGGCTATTGCCAGTACCTTAACGGCGGGGGCAATCAGCGCCGGGGCGGGTTCGTTTA